GTGGAACTGGTCAATTACCCGTACCCGTTCAACTTCACCTGACTCCAAGAGCTTGTCCCAAGTCTGGAACATCAGATTGTTCCAATCGTAGCCTTGTTCGGTACGATCATCCCAGGCCGCACGAATGCTGATCTTTTTGCCCTCGTATCGCACACCAGGATAGGCGGCAAAGATTGAATCGCTAACGTCACCCCGCACCAGTTTGAGAAATAGTGCCTTGCGCCACCATTCTGGTTCCGGCACAAACTCCGTATCCACCTGTCCAACCTTGATTTTGCCATCCTTCGGACTGACTGAAAAAGTGAGACGACGGTCTTGTTCATCGAACACCCCGTCTACGGTCATCATCCGCTGAAACATCGCATCATAAAGGCGTACGTTTGGGCCAATTAGTTGCACGAAATCAGAATCACCCGAGACGATGACATGCTCGTCGTCTGGGCGGCGAACAATCCAGCGGGCGATGAAATCATCCGCCTCGATCTCCGACGCTGCTAGGATGGTACAGCGCGTACGACTAGACAAATAGCTTAGAAATGCATCGAAAACGCCAAAGAAATACTCTTCCTCTTCTTGTTCGCGAGGCGTTGCTGTCATGCGATGTAATTTGCGTCGTGCCTTATAGGCGGGATAGATGGTCTCGCGCCAACTTCCCCGATCCACGGCAAACACCATGTGATCGACCCGCAGATCACGGTACAGCTTACGCAGACTGCGAAAGATGATCAGCATTGCCAATCCAGCTTTGGTATCCGGGTCAGCCGCTGCCCCATAGCGCGCTCGTTGGAACAGGTTGGAGAGGTCTACAACCGCGAATCTGCTCATGCGTCACGCACGGCAAATGGCTGGTCACCCAGACTGTGGCTTCGGCAGACGTCGGAAAACCAATCGTCCAATACCTGTTCGGCGCTATGACCGACATAGCCATGTGCGCGAAGGTATTCGATCCATTTTGTATTCCAGTCGAATTCAAAGAAAACCCCGTCAATCCCCTGATCAGGATTGAATCCAGAGTTCACGATGCCAATCCATGGCTCGTCTTTCAAATCAGCACGGCGTTTACTGTAAGTATTGTGGTCGATCTTGCCATGTTCACGATCAACTTCTAAGATTGCAAGGTCATGTTCCGGGCCGGGTGGGTGCGCTAATTCTACTCGTTGCTTTGCTGCCTCATAGGGCGTGATGTGTTCGTAACAAAGCTCTAGTTCAATCAACGCTTTGCGCAATTTCAGCGGATCATCGGCCAATCGAATCTCTAATAGACGTCGATCCAAAGATTCACCACTCAACAAATAATGCGCTTCGGCTTCGAGATAGGCGTTACCGACCAGTCCCCATGAGGCAGGAGTAAAACGAAAAGGGAGCCAACGATTCATGCAAAAACTGCCCTGCTAAGTAAAAGGTTGGTACAGTCGGAGGATAAGTCCGACTGTACCAATTAAGTTATACTATTTAGATTTCAGTGCCTCGTAGGAGATAGTTATAGGTGCCGTGATTAGTCTCAATGAGAATACCGCTGACACCGTCCTTACAGAACCGAATAGTGCATGGTTGATTACCAGCATTCTTCAGTACGCCGAGGAAGTGTGGTGCTTTGAATACCGAATTGAGTGGTAATAGTCCCTCGCAATTGATATCGGAGGTCAAGGCGACACTGGCGTTGTGGCTGTTCGTCCCCTTAGCTCCAATCGTGAGGAAAAGCGTGTGATTCTCATAATTGACCGCGAAGTGCTGCTCAACTTGCGACAGCATCCCGGTCAACTGGATGATCTCGGTGATTTTGGCCTTGGAGGGCGTCACCGAAACACCCCAGTTGATTGGGGCGATACGTGCCCGATCCCCCATTATCCGGGGATTGATGGTGCGGAATACTGCGCGTCCTTCGCCCGCAGCACTGAACTCAAGTTCTGACACATAGTTATTGCCATCGCGTTCCGTGCGATGGACGTTGAACTTGGCACCATCGGTATTGTAGGTGGCAAATTCCAGCAATCCACGCAGCAAAGGCAGGTTGCTGATGCCGAATTCACCAACTAAATCTGATTGGAACCCCTTTAGGTCGGCAAAGAGGAACAACATCTTGTCCTCGGTGTAGGCTTCGACCTTGGTACCATCATCTAAGCCGGTGACGCGAATTTTCTCGAACAAAGGCGATACTTGTCGAACAATATCAGCTAAAAGCTGCTTCATGTAACCTCCATCAAAGATGAATACTCACTATATCGTACAAAGCATCACTTATACAAATACAGAATCACCGTAGTTGTGCACGACACTTTGCTGTGGCTGCCATTAACGTCGGCATTTTGGTTTTATTGATGTCCACGGTGATCTCGCGATCAGATAACAAGGCGGCAATTTGCGAGGCGTTGCGTAGCAAATCGTCCACTGACTCGGTGATCGGCACGGTCAACAGGGTTTGCTTGTCGCGACTCACATAGACATCGGCAGGCAATAACAAGTTATGACCCAACCACGTATCACCAATACGTATTTGTACGTCGTAATGTTGTTCTTCAAGTCGGCTTCCTTGAAAGGCGATGTTTTGCATACCCTCTTTGGTCCAGGTGAGGATCGCCGCCTTGGTGGTGTTATCGATGATTAATGAGCAGGTGTTGCCGACTTGTACTACGGCACCACCATTGGTGCGATGCCAGACAGCATCGGCTGTGGCGAGTGATGGGATCAATAGCGTCATGATTAATAAGCGTACAAACATATAGGACGATAGGGCGACGACGTGGAGTGGTCAAGACCAACTGAACAGGTCGCTGGCTGCTCGTATTTTGGTATCGGTTAGATTCCAGTTGAGTACGCCAACAAGATTCATGATTTTGGCGTCAATGATAGTATCCTCCATCGCATCGTCATCGAAGGGCATTTCTTTGAACCAATGTGGTAGATGCGGTTCATCTATTGGATAGGCGATCGAAGTCATCTGCATAGGATTGTTCGTTAACTTACAAACGATGATGCGATTGCTATCGGTGATTCGTGTCACATGGCGATCTTCATACAGATCACATAGCAAGTTCCAGTTTAATGAGGCTCGTACATGACCGGGCATATTCACGTGCAGCTTTTCCTGCTGCTTGATTTTGGTTCCCAAAGATAGTCCGCGTCGATTGGACTGAGCGTGTTTAGCGGCAAATTCAGCCAAATTGGCCACTTTTTTCGGACTGCCTTTCTCCCATCCTGGCCGTGCTTTGAAGGCAATGCGGAATTGCTTGATGTCATCGTACATTTGTTCCCGCGAGACTCCGGTAAGCAAGTCCAGCAACAGCTTTCTGAGAAACTCCTGCATCATCTTTGGGGTATCGGCCCGTTTGAGATCAAGTCCCATGACTTTCAGTTGGCCGGGCTCGCCTTTGATATCCAATCGCTTGCCTTCTTTGTCGTACATCAGAATGGCGTACTTCTTTTTCTTGATGAACAATCCATGACCTACCAGTTCACGGCCGGCACTGATGATGCTGCCACGGTCTAATCCTGTGTGAAAGGTGTGATTCATGAAGGTTGCAAAGGTCTTGTTGGTATGATCGGCGATCAAATCATAGAGACCGATGACGGTTTCCGGTGTCCAATCCAAGTGCTGATAATCCGGATGATCCTTCAAGATACGATAAGCCGAGAAAATACCTGAATCAGTGTCGGCATAGATCATTGCCTCACCACGATAGTCGTACTTGCCGGTGATGATCTCATTGATCCTGGCATTCATGTGGCGAACGATGCTGCGTCCGGTCAAGGTGGTCGATTGACCGATGCGTGGATCGTTGAAGCGATTTGCTTCGTTAAGCAAGGCACCGTAAAGGGCATTGAGCCGAATTTTCCCGCAATATTGCAAGCGATTATAATGTTCCGATTGCTGTAACAGAGCTTGCTTATCTTCGGGACTTTCTGTATTTGCGGCCATTGCTGCATAATGGCGATGTTGGGACTGTAGCTCCTCGCGTTGTCGGTACCACTTAGCCAGCAATGCTGGGATGATGCCCTCGACATCAGTGCGGAAGATTGTGCCATTGGCACTGATACAGACCTGATTGGCTGGATCGAAGATGAACTCGTGTAATGCCTTGCCCGTCATCTCGATAGTTGTTGTGGTGTCTTGCAAATGATCGAAGAAGTCCACTGTGACCATGATGTCGTTTTGATCGTGCATGTGTTGCACCTCACAGGTGCAGAACAGACCGTCCCAGGCTTCCGCCCGCTGGGTTTTCGACAGTTTGGCGAGCCGTTGGTTGACCAATCGCATGGTTTCATCGAGCCGTACCTGTCCAAGCAAGGTCTCTGGTGACATGTTCAACGCCCGAATAGTAGATGGATACAGGCTTTTTATGTCAACCGCACCAACGTGATCCTGAAGGCCGATCTTGGGCTGTGCGACATAGGCGCCGACCACCGGGGTATGCTCTTCCGCTGATTCGTCCTCGTCGTTCGCCACATCCGTGTCACCGAAAAAATTATCGAGCAGGTTGTCAGTCCGTCGATCCGGTACCACAAAATCCATGGCGTGCATCTCATTGATAATTGCCTGCTCGACTAAGGCCACGGAGCCCATCGTGGTTTTGAACAGGATGCCATTAGCGTGGGCGATTTGGTTGGCCAGTTCGATAAACTTCAGCTTCCGATCGATTTTGACCATCAACATGACGTCTTGTCGATTGTATTGGATGAACTTGTCAAAATCCTTGAGGTACAGATCATCCAAGGTACCCTCATAGGCTACCTTGCTTTCCCCCACTTCAATCTCACCGATGGCATTCAGTGCATATGAAAGACGTTGTTGTGGGGTGTGTTTCGCATAGAGATCGAGGTAGTCGATATGCACGCGACCAATCAGGTCATAGGTGTCCACCATCCTACCAAATTTGTTCTTGTACTGACGCGTGCTTGGCAATTGATCCCATAGGCAGAGTTTACGTGTGGTGTCGATACTCAATTTGAGGCGAATACGATTGATTAGATAGGGAATGTCGTAAGCACTTGACGACCAGCCAGTGAGAACGTCCACATCATCGATCGCAGTCAGGAAGGCTCCTAGCAATGCCCGCTCGTCCTCATAGAGGATGGTGTCCGGCGTTGCCGCGACAATGTGTTCGGCGGCTTCGCTGGTCAATGTGGGTGGCTTTAAGACGAAGCTGAGCAGCTTCTGGTCGGCTGAGCGATAGAGCGTGATGGCGGTAATCGCATTGAATGGATCGTTCGGCGGGGCAAAGCCACGTTCGGTATCAAAGCCAACTTCGATATCGAAGAACCCGAGGTGTAAGGTCGGGGCATCACCCCCGGCATAGGTGGTTGTCAAGGCACGGAACACTGGATTGGTATCGGATTCAAAAATTCTCCGACCAGCGTTGCGCCATTTTTTTTGGGCGATGTGAAATTGATGTCTGTGAGGATTGGCATATCGTTTGCAACGATGGCCAAACATTGAGCGATGGGTACCCTGATCATCCGCGTAATAGAATACGTACGAGGCGGGCAATCGACGCAAATGGCGTTGTGAGTTCTGACGCTCAGCGATATGAATTATGTCGGTATTTTTATCTAAAAAAGCATCTATGTACAATGTTGAATAACTTTCTGCTACTCCTCTTAAGATACTATATTCAGAGCAATCAAATCAACGTACATGCCAACACCCCCGACATAGCAGGGGTGTGGCAGGCACGGGATTAGTGGATTTAAGCCGCCGCTTGCAGCGCCTCGTGCGGAGCCTTCTCCGTGGGGATGCTCTCCGACATCGCGGCCTGCTTCGCAGCAAGTCTGCGCTTCTTCGCCAACTTGCGTTCCTCGGCCAGCTTTGCGGCCTCACGTGCTGCTGCGGCTTCCTTGCGCTGCTTAGCAAGCTTCGCAGCCTGACGTAGCGCAGCCTTTGCCCGCTGCTTTCGTAGAGCCGCTGCCTGTTGGGCGATCACACTGCGCTCGGCATGCGATAGCTTCGCGGGCTTCGCCTTCTTCGGCGGCGCGGTACCCTCACGCCGTCTCCGACGCCATGCCGCCTTCATCGCCGCACTACGCGTCTGGTCGATTTCGTGGGGCTCCGGCTTCGATTTTGCCGGTTGGTCCCCACGGCGGGTAATCCAGGACTGACGAATCGCTTCGGATCGTTGGGCCTTGGTGAGCCGTTCGGTACCGCGAGCGGTGTACTTACGAGGTCTGGCCATCCGTTACTCCAATCATCTGCTGGTCGCGTTCTGGCAGATCATTGTGGATTACCATTGACCTTCAGTTCGCTGTGTCAGAAATTAGCATTAAATTGCTAGCTGTCAACGAACTTTGTAGTCAGTCCTACTAATCACATCATTTGCGCGGGAACTTATCATTTATCATTTACTTAACCGGATAACTTATTGATTTTTCAGACAAAATGCGACTCGGTTTGAATGACAAGATGAATAGAAGGAGGTTCATTGCTGATATGTTGGGTTCATTTTCCGGTTAGTAGCTGAATGAATGTGACCAAGAAGTCACAAAAATCCTAATGATTATTTTCATCAGCCTTCGATAGCCCATATTCACGGAGTGATTTCACCTCAGTATGTCGCAAGATGTTGTAGAAACGCCCCTTGATTGCGCCACGTGTCATTCGAACGCCAAACTCTTGACGCAACTGATAGGCGACTTCGATTTCCGACGAGCAGCGCAGCAATCGGAGCATCCGTCGATCGACTGGAAGCGACCATTGGACCTTTGGCATTAACCGCAAGGTTATGATGTCATCTCGACAGATGCGGACATATTCAACCACTGCGCGTGGCACGATGGAGTACCGCCATACCGTTTGAACCAATGGCTCGGTCACTTGCGGGACTTCAAGTTCCTTCCGAAGGTGTTCGTAGTTGACCTCGTAGAGGAACGCTAGATTGCCATCACCGACGATGTTACGGAACTCGTGCCTTCATAAAATCTCCCCTAGCTGCTGCCGGATTAACAACCGGTATAGTGCATTTGTCAAATAGCACATAGTTCGTATTCTAAATATCGGATGATAATTCCCAATGACTATCCGATACAGATTGATTCAACAATCACGTTACTGCATGGCGATTGTTTAACAGTGTTGCCGACATTGCCGGCCCAGTCATTCAATTGTTGCATTACGTCGCCACCGTATTTCAATCTCCGTAATTATGCCACGGCTGGGCAACTGGGTCAGGAAGCGACACCAGAGGAGTATATACGCAATGTGGTGATGGTGTTTCGAGAGGTCAAACGTCTGATCCGTGATGATGGCACATTGTGGTTGAACATTGGTGATTGCTATCGTGCTAAAGATCGTCTGTTAATACCAGCACGGGTCGCCTTAGCCTTGCAGGCAGATGGGTGGCTGTTACGCGATGAAATCATCTGGCATAAGCCGCGTACAACTCCGGCACCAGTGAAGGATCGTACGGTGGCTGCACACGAATACATCTATATGTTTGCCAAATCATCAACCTATTATTACGACTATCTATCCATTGAAGAGCCGTCGAAATATGCGGGTGATGTGAAGGATTATACTGCTGGCACCCAAAAGAATGTTGGCAATGTCAGTAAGGCGCCGGGTAGTGTAGCTCGTAAAATCGTGGTGCGTGATACGCGTCGCAAGCGATCGGTCTGGTCGATTTCACCACAACCATCCAGGACGATGCACTTTGCATGTTTTCCCGCTGATCTGATAACGCCTTGTATTTTAGCTGGATGCCCGCCAGATGGAACGATACTTGATCCGTTTGGTGGCAGCGGGACCACTGGTCTGGTGGCCCGCAAGCATGGGCGTCGCGCTACGCTGATTGAAATCAACCAAGATTCCATATCAATCGCCAGAAATCGGCTTTAGTTTGGGGCGTAATAAGCCCAATCGATGCAGCATGCCGCGAATACCGGAATCGGTAATCTTATGAGCGAAATGCCGCGAGCAAGCGACGGCAAGTTGCTCGTTGGTCTGTTTTGGGTCATCCTGCCAAAGCGATGCGAGATAATCTTTGTCGGTTTGGCTCCACTTGTAGTTTGTCAGGATATCATCCGGTGTAAGTTCCAGTAGCTGGTCTATCGCCCAAGCCGGATAATGGTCCTCGATTCGCCATTTCTGCCACAAATTATCGGTGATCTTCGGGACGTTCCTGCCAGATTCGCGCAGGGCGGCATTCCGTTGCACTACTGCCTTCTTGACACCGTGATCCTTGATAAATCGCTCTTGGATGATTTGCGTGACCTGAAGTCGGGTATATCCCCCGTTGGACTGTATCGGCTTCTGTGTGACAGTCGCCGCTTGCAGCTTGGCGATTTGTTCGATCAAATCCTCGATCAGGTGTTGTTTTTCGCGCTCGGTCGTGGCCTGTTCGGTCTTGATAATGTCGATCTGGGTTCTGAGCTTTTTAATTTCGCGCTTGTCTGCTTCAGAGGTACGGGTGCGAGGGGCAGTTTTGCCCAGCACTTCGGAGGGTAGCTTGTCTCCCAACAGCCGACGCATTGCCCCGACTGAGATTTCCAGATCATCATCTTTTGTACTGCTATGGGCGATTCGATCTAATACCGATAGAACGCGATGGTGTTCCATAGTTCCGCTCCTATAATGTCAGTTCTCACTAGAATTGATAGTTCACGGTAATAAAATATGAATTCCATCACAACTCGCTGCGTCGGTGTCCCGTCTGAGGGGGCCGAACCGCGCGAGTTGAATGAGGTCATCTACTTGTGACGACTTGATCGCCGTTGCGGCAGGACGCCTTGTTTGCCAAGGCGGTATACAGCACCCTTGATCGCTTGCTCGGAGATCGAACGTCCAAAACGTTGTTCGCATTTGATGGCCAGCACAACGTTCTTTTGATGTGGATCGCTCTTGTACTCATCGACAAGAAACGAGACCTCATCGTTCGACCAGTCCGGGCCACTATGACCCATCCGATGATTGAACTGCAACCATTCGATCTGGGTATAGGCCCATTCTGGAACTCGTTTCTCCCTTTGCCATTTTTGGATGTCATCGGTATTCACCGTATGACTGTCGGGGGTATCCTTAGTTGCACGGACATAGTCGGTTCGCCAACCATAGGTACGTCCGAGTTTCATCGCAAGTGCGAGTATAAACTGATCAAGCGAATAGCTGGCATTGATCGGTTCTGGATGGACTGATGCAACCTCATCGCGCAACACACCTATGGTGTGTTCTAGTCGCTCATTCATTGTGCGTAGGTTGTTGATCTCCTCTCGCAACGTAGCCATCTCTTCATGATGGGGATCATCATGGTTATAAGGATCATCATCCCGTTGGTCTTTAGGGTGGTGATCGAGGTCAGAGATGTTCGTCAATGCAGTGCCCTCCCTGTCCAAGGAGGGCATTGTGCATGACCGCATGATGACCGTCAAGACCCTTCGTACTGCAACGTACCATCTATCGGAGATTTGTTGATTCAACAAATCACAATAGTGCGTAATCGACTCAATGACCGGTAACGTTGAGGATGTCTTCCATAGTGGACCAATCCTCCTTCTTCTGATCCAGGTCATTCTTATGCGCTGTGCGCGCAGCCGACATGAGGTGCTTGGGCTTCAGACCCAGTTCTTCCGCCAATCCTTTGGTGGTATCGCGTAATGCTTCTTTGATGTCATCGATGTCCTGAAGCGCCCGCTTTGCGGCTTCCATGAAGGTATCGAGCTTGTGTTTATCGTCGGGGGAGACTTCTTCCAAAATGCTCATTCGATTCTCTCAGGTTTGGATCAAATTGGCTCTGATAGACCAAGGGCGGTAACCAGCATCGCCGTGCTGCGTCGTGCACGGGATGCTAACCCGGTCGCTTGACGTTGATAGTCAGGCCGCACGCGAGCCAGACGTGCGGGATCGCTGTCATGTCGGTTGGCCCAGTACTTAACCAGCATCGCCCCACGATGTCCTGAGGCGATGATATTTCGTATATAATTGAGGTAACCCATTGCCCACATGGAGCGGGTCAACAGTATCAACCCATCAACTACATAGTCGGAATAGCCAGCAACGCGAAAGTATTCAATGTACGCCACCACGTTACGCGGTTCAGCGATACCCCTTGTCTGCATCAGCAAAGCCAAACGTGGCTGACATCCGTCAATAACATCGTGTAATATTGCAAGATGGCGATCAGCATCTATAACATCATTTGGCAGCGCTCGCATAACCCATAACAGGTGTTCAATGTGTGGCGTATCAGTGCAATCTGATACGCCATCATATAACAAAGTAGCTAGTGCAATGCTTTCATTCAATGTTGGATTCAAAGTTTTTCCTTACGAAATCCCGCTTTAACCATGCTGCCGTGCGTTTCCCTACATAGGGCGCCACGGGGTCTTTAATCATGATGCCTCCATATCCGTCGATCAGTGCTTGATGACTGAACTCTTGCAAGGCGGCATTACCTTCGATGGAATCCAAATCGACCTCCAC